ACATTGTTGTCAGCAGATACAACAGAAATCAAAGCAGATCAAACACAATATTAGAATAATAATAAAATAAAATAACATACGAAATGGCGAGAGAGATAATAAATATAGGAGTTTCAGCGAATGACAATACTGGCGATCCATTAAGAAGTGCATTTGAAAAAGTGAACAACATGACTGCTGAATTGTACACAGATGATGCTTCTGATGTAAATTCAATTGTGGCAACAGCACCAATTGCAAGAGATAATGCAACAGGGGTTGTGACTGTTTCGTTGACTGATGGGGGAATTAGCACTCAAAAAATTGCAGATGATGCAGTGACAACTGATAAACTAGCAAATGCCATCAATTCAGCAATTACAGCAAACACTGCCAAAGTAACAAACGCAACCCATACAGGAGATGTAACTGGAAGCGGTGCTTTGACTATTGCATCAAATGCAGTAATAACAGCAAAGATTTTAAATGATAATGTTACACACGATAAATTAGAAGCAAGATATACAGCACAAGTAGCAATATCAACACTAGCTGGAACTGTTGCTTTTGATTGTTTAGCAGGTTCAAATTTTAAATTAAGTGGAGATTTAACAGGTGCTTATACTATAAATTTAACTAACTATAAAAAAAGTCAAGTAATAACTATTTTCCCATTAAAAGCCCAATCTGTAACATTGACAGGAGGTACAGGAACTGGGGTATTTAATAAAATAGGAGGGATTGATTATGATAATAGTGCAACCAGCATTTTACAAATTGAGTGTGTAGATGACCAAGCAGCAAACCCAGTTTTTTTCTATTCAGTAGCAACGTTTGCGGCTGACCCAACAATATAAATTATGAGTTTAGGAAGACGATTTTTAACGACAGGTGGTGTAATACCATTTACAGGAACTTATTCGGTTGATTACCTTGTTATCGGTGGCGGTGGCGGTGGTAATAGCGGTGGTGGTGGTGGTGGTGCAGGAGGATACAGAAACTCTTTTAACAACGAAACTTCAGGAGCTAATTCAAGCTCTTTAACTGCGAGAAATATGACCGCAGGAGATAACGTAAACTATATAATACAAATAGGAGGAGGAGGAGCAGGTGGAGCAAATAGTGGTGACACAGCCACAATGAATGCTCAAGGTACTAAAGGAGGTGAAACTTCTTTTCATATATCGGGCTTTAGTTTTCAAGTTTATGGTAGTGGGGGTGGTTGTGGTGGTTATGCTGCATCTTCTCCAATATCAAAAAATAATGGTGGCTGTGGTGGTGGTGGTGTTTTTGCTACTGGTCAAGGTGGTTCTGGAATTGCACTACAAGGAAAAGATGGAAGTGATGGAAGTGGCTCTGGTGCTTATAGATATTCTGGCTCTGGTGGTGGAGCAAGTGATGGTTCATCTGGACAAACTGGAAGAGATGGTTTTGCTGGTTTACATTCATCAATAACAGGCTCAAGCGTTGGAAGAGCAGGTGGTGGCTCTGGTGGTCAATGGAGTAGTCAACACTCAACTGGACAAGATGGTGGAGGTAATGGGCAAACTAATGGTACGCCTAACACAGGTGGCGGCGGTGGCGGTGGCGGTCGTGATGGTTCAAGCCAATCATCTGGATTTAGAAGTACAGGAGCTGGAGCAAGTGGAGTAATTATTTTACGAATGCCTACGGCTGCTTATTTAACTGCTTCAACTTCTGGCTCTCCAACTGTTACAACTGATGGAACAGATACAATTTTAACTTATACAGATTCGGGGTCTTATACTTCATAAATATGGCACATTTTGCAAAATTAGATTCAAATAATATAGTGACTAACGTTGTAAGGGTAAACAACAAAGTAATACTAAAAGCAGATGGAACAGAAAGCGAACAAAAAGGTAAACAGTTTTTAAATAGTTTGTTAGGCTCTGCAACTTGGGTGCAAACTTCTTACAATGGAAATTTTAGAAATTGTATGGCAGGTATTGGATATACTTACAATTCTGAAAGAGATGCTTTTATAATGCCAAAACCATATCCAAGTTATTTACTAAACGAGGAAACACTTTTATATGAAGCACCCATACCACATCCATCAGATAAAGTAGCATGTCAATGGGACGAACAAAACCAAGAATGGATTAATTGTTTGACACTACCTATTGAATAATGGAAGATTTGAAGATTGGATTTATAAATATTTTTGCTCTAGGCATCAATTTTACTAGTATAAATGAGGAGCTAAAATTTTTGTCTTTAGCCCTTGCCTGTATATATACCACAATATCAATAATTCAAAAAATTAGAAAATGAAACTTCCACGAAATGGGGTTGCCAAAGAGATCAGGCATTACAGCGGAGCATTATTGATATTTTTTTTCATCATTGGAATTATTATCACATTGATACAGTTTCCAGTCTTAGACAGCAACAAAGAAATTGTGATGACATTGATTGGAATTCTGAGTGCATCTTCTGGAATTGTGATTTCAACAATTGTGGGAGCAAAGCCTGATGATGTAAATGCTTTAAAACAATCACTTGAAAAAAAAGAAGAGTATATCAGTCATTTAACAAAAGCAAAGGATGATTATGAGAGCATGATCATCAAGCTACAAAAAGACATGTTGAAAAATCAAGATGACATGTTTGACAGAATCATGTTAAAAGAAGCAATGGATCATGACAATAAAAACAAAAAATAGACTATGCAAACATTCATAATATTAATGAGCTTGATTTTTACTGCTGGAATAGTGGTTTTAATTTTAATGTATTTCGGCTATATCAAAGACAAAGACAAAGATGGGATCCCTGATGTCATTGAGCATAATGTTGAGGAGCTTAAAAAAGAAATTAAAAAGAAAATTGCAAAGAAGAAAAAATGAGAAATCCTAAAGTTTGCCAATGTGGACAGTCATCAAATCCAGATGGGTTTTGTGATGGCACTCACAATAAATAAAAGATGAATTATTTTGAATATAAAGAATTTGATTGCCCCTGTGAAGATTGTCAAAGGGCTGAAAGTACTGGTGTTAATATGCAGCCTCAGTTTCTTGAAATGCTCGACCATGCTAGAGCCATATCAAAGGGGACTTCGTTTAAAATCAACAGCGGATACAGGTGTGAAAATCACAACACAAGAGTGGGTGGAAAAAATAAAAAAGCAGGCTCAAAAGGATCTTCACACATGTATGGATGGGCGGCAGACTTGGCGTGTAATACATCACAAGAAAGACACAATATACTTGCCTCTCTTAGAGAAACAGGGTTCAACAGAATTGGAATTGCTTCCACATTTATACACGTGGACAACGATCCAGACAAAGCCCCCAATGTCACTTGGACATATTAGTGGGACAACAGGAAACACAATTTTATGGAAAAGAAAAAATTCAGTCAAACAAGTGTTGGAAAATTCTTACTAAATAAAATCCCAAGTGTAGTGGGGGCAATTGCAGGAGACACACCTGTTGGTTCTGTCATTCAAGCCATAATTGGTGGAAGTGACATGAGTGATTCAGACAAAAAAATTGCTCTTGAAAAACTAAAAATTGAGAGAGCTGAAATTGATGGAACAACCAGAAGGTGGGTTGCAGATTCAAGATCTGGTTTTCTCTCCTCAAATGTGAGACCATTGACATTGATATTTTTAACAATCAGCTATGTGATAGGATGGTTTTTAAATTATCCTCTGGACTCAATCACTGGTTTGTTGTCCATTGTTATTGGTGGATATTTTGGATCACGTGGGGTTGAGAAAGTATTTGGAAACTCTAAACACCAATAAATGCATCAAGAAAGACCGAGACTCAGAGGAAACAAACTTGCTGCATATAATCACATTACAAAAGATGAATCCAGAATCCTTGTGATAGGAGATCTCCATTGTCCTTTTGATTTGGATGAATATTTTGATTTTTGCAAAGAAACTTATTCAAATTTTAATTGCAATCAAACAATATTCATAGGTGATGTGATCGATAATCATTATAGTTCTTATCATGAGACAGATTGTGATGGTTATTCAGGCGGAGACGAGCTTGAATTGGCAATTGACAGGCTTAAAAGATATTACAAAGAGTTTCCTGTTGCAGATGTAATTTTGGGAAATCACGATCGTTTGATAATGAGGAAAGCACAAACATCTGCAATTCCTAAAAAATGGATCAAAAATTTTAAAGATGTTTTAGAGGTTCCCACATGGAATTTCACTGAAAGGATTGAATATGATGGTGTGCAGTATATTCATGGAGAAGCAGGAACAGCAAGAACAAAATCAAAAGCAGACATGCAGTCAACAGTTCAGGGACATCTCCACGTGCAGGCTTATACAGAGTATTCTTGTGGAAGAAATTTCAAGGTCTTTGGAACTCAGACTGGATGTGGAATTGATTTCACTTCTTATGCAATGGCTTATGCTAAAGCAGGGAAAAAACCAGCAATTGGATGTGCTGTAATAATTGGAGGACACACTCCAATAAATTGCATGATGAATTTGTGATGTTTTCTTTGTCTGGGGTAGACAGACAGACAGATTTTATTGTGTAAAAAAGGGGCTAATTCTTGGAGTTCCACCTCATTTTGCACCTCGCCAAAAAGAAACCCCCAGTGTGATTGGGGGTTGAGGGATTTATTTGCGGTCTGGACGGGACTTTTTATGTATTAATTACAATTAAATAATATTTAACATTATTAAAGATTATTTATTTATATCAATAATACAGGGCAAATATATATTAATAATTATAAATAGAAATAAATAGTATTAAATAATAATTGATTATTTTTCCACCTCATTTTGCACCTCACACAAAATCAAATGGGTTTCTTTTTAAAAAAAAGTGGAATTATAAATTTTGAGATATATCTCAGCTCTGCCAAATATATGTGGAAATATTCAACTGGTTTAAAAATAGATCCCAAAAGCTGGGACAAAGTATCACAGAGACCCAGACATCAAAGAGGAGAGCAAGGAACAATCAACAATGACATCTCTGATGTGTTGAATGAATATGCTCAAGTNTTNAATGAGCTTAAAAAAATATACAGCAAAGGATTGACTGGTGATATCTTGAGACAGGAATTTGACAGGCATTTCAAGAAAATAACTGCTGAAAAAATCTCAACTGCTTCAGATTATTTTGATTTATTTATTACACAAAAAAAAGAAAGTCAGTCAGTTCAAAGAGATTCATGGCAAAAATATACAAGGATCCATGATTGCATCAAGGAAATGCAAAAGAAAAATAAAATCACATATCATTTAAATGATTTTGATACTGCCTTTTTTATGGAGTACATTGGACACATGAGATCAGTCAAGGAAATGTCTGANAATACTCTCAAGAGGAGTCTTGGATATTTTAAATCCTTTTTGAATTGGTGTGTGAGAAATGACTACACTGTAAACAAAGCATATAAAGACATTAAAATAAAAAGCAGAGAAACACATCATGTTGCACTTTCTTTAAAAGACTTGGATATTCTTGAAAATTTGAAGCTTGACAATCACACATCATGGTTCAGGGATCTCTTTTTAATTGGATGCTATTCTGGACAAAGGGTTTCTGATTATTCCAGATTTGACAAAAAACACATTCAAGGAAATGTCATAATGATAAGAGCCAAAAAAACTGGTCAATTTTCTTACATCCCACTCAATCCAAAGCTTTTGAGATTGCTTGACAAATATGACTGGAAGCTCACAAAAATAAACAAACAAGATTTTAATGTTGAAATTCACAGATTTTGCAAAATTGCAGGATTTGATGAAATTATAATCAGGGAAAAATTTTATGGAAACAAAAAAACAACTGAAGAGATTCCAAGATATAAACTAATAGCAAGCCACACAGCCAGAAGAACCTTCATCACAATTTCTGATGATAAGGGAGTTCCCATTTCTGCAACAATGAATGTGTGTGGAATTAGATCAATTAAAACCTATCAAAATTATTGCAGACTAAACAAAGAAACAATGACTCAAGCTGTCATAGAAGCGTGGACTTAGGCTTTTTATTAATTGTATGCTTACCTAGTTGCACATTAAATTTTTCTTGTGATTCATTGATCGCATCTTCTTTAGCTTGTGTTAAAGCTGTAAATATTAGCTCACGAGATTCTTTTAAATAAGTGTAAATTTTATGTGATAGTTTTTCTTGACCCTCTTCTCTATTGACTCGCCTTTCTATGTCTAGTATCCTGATGTTAGCAAGTCTTTTTTTGTCTAATTCATGAATCTTGACCATTTCTTCATGATGCATTTTTTCAAAAAAAGCATCCCTTTTTGCTTCTTTTTCACCAATAAAATCCATCCCACTTTTTATTGTTTTTTGCAGTTCTTCAATTTTAATTGTCAGCATTCCATTTTGTTGGGCTGTCAAAATCATAGTGTCTTTCATGAGCTTCATTAAATCAGAAACATCTGATTTCAATTCATTTGTTTTAAGATCACTCACTGATTGATTTTTTGAGATCTGATCAAAGGTGGCTCTGGTTGATCTTTGTTGAGACTTAGAGCTTGGAGCCTTTGCAAAAGACCTGTTGATCATCTCCCCTATCCCCATCAATACCCAATCATAATTCAATTGAGGGAACCTGTGAACAATTTTTGAGAGTGTTTTTGTGGTTGGACTTTGACCTTCAGTGCAGATCATTTGCATGGTGCTGGGACTTTTAAAGCCACATTGAACAGAAAACTGTGTTTGTGTGAGTCCTGTGAGTTCGACAAACTCAATGATGCGCTGGGCTTGAGGCGTGTGTTTTGTATTCTTTTTCATAATTATTTAAAATTATTTAAGATTGTTTATTGTTATTTAAAAATATTTGTTAGTTTTACAACAGAAATCTGACAGATAACTGACAGTTTTTGATAATTATTTGACATTTGTCAGATGTTAGATTTCTATTATAAAAAATGTTAGAAATAAAACACAATTTAAATACCAGATATATGTTAAATATACGAAGTAAAAAAAGACTAAACAAAGAATACCTCAGTAAACTTGAAGAAATATTGAAAGATCATTTGTTTGATTTCAAGGGTCAATTAGTTTATAACAGAGATGGAGTTGCAAAAATAAAAATGTCTGGAAAAGTGATACCTCTGGAGGTGTCTGGTGAAAGATATTCACTTGAATTGTGCTTGAATTTATTAGTAAGGAAAGAATATAATTGGGCAACAGATCAAGAATTTGGTGGAAATGTTCAGGCATGGGATATTGTTCTCAAAGATTCAATGAATCAAAAAATTGACTTGACTCTTGATGCCTATGATAGTATCAAGAACTCATTGGAAAACAATGTTTTAGTATAATGAAAAGCACATATATACCAAAAAAAGACTATAAAATGATTAAAAAACAACAAAATGACACTCAAGTCATTAGCCTAAGAAAAAAGAAAGATTACTACACAATCAAAGATGTGGTTGAATCAGTTCCTTTTTCTTATCCAACAGTCAGGAAAGACTGTGAAAATGGAACACTCAAAACAATCATGAGGGGTGCTTCAAAATATGTGACTCATTCAGAGTTCATGAAATATTTAAAAGGAGATTAATTAAAATTAAACAGATGCAAATACAAGCAAACACAAGGCTGAAAAGCCTCAAGAAAGTTGAAATATCTGGGAAACCATATACAATGGTTGATGCTAGAATCATGCACAGTGCTGCTAATTTTAACTATAAAGTGAAGATCAAAAAAGTCAAATATTATGACTCAATCAAAACATGGACAACTGAAGTGAGATTGTCTATAAAATGGGAAGGTGATGAGTTCTGGTCATATTATGATGGAATTGCACAAGAAGTGATTGGTGCAGGGTTTATCAATAAAACATCAGCTCTTGAAAATTGCTACACATCAGCACTTGGAAAAGCATTCACAGCAGCAGGAATTGGAATTGAGCATGGAAGTGCTTCAGGAGATGAAATGATCAAGGCTCTGGATAATCAAAAAAGACTTGACACTCATTTCAATTCAATACTGGAACACTGTAAAGAGTTAAAAGAAAAATATCCAGATTGGACAGTTTTTCTGGAGAGAGCAGAGAAAGTTCACAGGCTTTCAAATGATCAAAAAACACAACTATCTAAAATTTGGTTACCAAAAAAATCAGCATAACATGGAAAAGAAAAAGCAAGAAATCTCAGATGATTTTCTGGGAATAAATCCAGCAATGGATCACATGATGAATGTCATCAGACACCAATCAAAAATGACAGATATCATTGAAGATAAATTGGAAAAATCATATCCACAAGAACCAAAACTCATTGAATTGGGTTCTGAAGAAGAGTGGCAATATCCAACCACACTGGATGAAGTTGTCAAAGTCAAAAGAAAAATGTCACTGGATCTCACAAAAGCACAAATTGCACTTGAAAATGGAGATCTTGATCCTTCAAAGACTAAAATCATAATAAATCAAACCATTAAAATGCTCACTGACTGGACAAAAAATCATGTTGATCCAAAAGCTCATGATCAGCTTGTGGGAGTGGGAGTGATCACACATGGTGAACACAAGATCACATCAAGTCAAGGAGGCAAATATTTTGATTTTTCTGAGTGTGAAGATGTCACAAAAATGGCTGAACACAAGAAAATCATGGAAGAGGGATTGATTAATGATTTCAAAAAAATAGCTGCTGGAGACAGAGAAAAAGAATATGAAATTCTAAAAGATGGATTTTATAGAAACACTGGAAGTGATGTGATCAAAAAACTTCCAAAATTAAAATATAGAAAGGATAGTCTGAGGATTACCAAAATTTAAAAATTTTAACAAGTATAGGGAGGCAGGCTGTCTGGACAACAATTAAAGCCTCCCATATACAAGCAAAACACAAATATATGAGATCTATTACTAAAAGGTTTAGTCAGGTTAATAAGGAGCTAAATGCAAGAGCTTTGGGAATACAAGAAGAAACTCAAGCAAACATTAAAGAAGTTCCCTCAAATGATATGGAGTACAATTTGAGATTGATTTTCATTGCATGTATCACACAATTAAAGGTCAAAGTTTTATTAGATCCAATCAATAAAACAGAAATGGCTCAATTCTTTGGAGTCACTGAAGAGTCAATCACAGAAGCTATTGAAACATATCATGTGCAATACAAAGCAAATATCAAATATTATAATCCAGTTACAAAATCACAGGTTTATTTTAAAGATCAAAGTGATTACTGGCTTCAAAAATTAACAGGGATCTATGGTATTAAATCAATTAAAGTAATTTCTGAAGAAGTTTCTGTGATCCCAGAGATTGCATTCAGGATTTTTGAAAAAGCAAGCCATGAAAATCAATCAGTAATGCTGCAAATGATTAAAGATTTCATTGATCCAGAATTGAGTCATCTTTCAGAAAATGAAATTTTAGAGGACAGAATTGTTGAAAGCAGTATCAATGAATAATGATCCAGCACTTTTGCTTTATACCAAAGACATGCTCACAGAAATGGCAAATCTCACAATGGAAGAAAGGGGAATGTTTAGCACTTTGATATATCTCCAGCATCAGTTGGGAAGTCTTTCTCAAAAAGTGATCACCATTCAATGTGGATCAAATTTGAGTCAGGATCTCATGAATAAATTTGTCAAAAATGAGGAGGGGAATTTTCACAATGAAATGGTTTCTGGATGGATTAAAAAAAGATCAGCTCATTCAAATAAACAAAGAGAGAATGTGATGAAAAGATGGTCAAAAGATACCAAACCCATACCAACTAAATACCAAAAAGATACCACTCAGATACCTTTAGGAAATGGAAATGGAAATGGAATTGAAGAAGTAATTGAAGAAGCAATTGAAGTTGAGATATATCCAACTTTTGAAGATTTCTGGAACATCTATGACAAAAAAAGTGGATCAAAAAAAATATCAAAAAAAAGATGGGAGAAGCTTTCACATAAAACCAAAATTAAAATCATGCAAGTTGTACCAGCATATATTGACATTACTCCAGATGTAACATATAGACAAAACCCTGAGAGATATCTGGGAGAAGAAAAATGGGAAAGTGAAATTATAAAATCAAATAACAATGGGAGAGTTAAAAATACTCAAAAAGGAATCTCAGATCATTTTGCAGAAAAAATTGCAAGAGGATTTCAGTCCACTAAAAATGAAGCTTAAAAATATCAATTCTCTGGATAAGGCTATTCAATCAGAGACACCAACAATTGGTAAAATAATGGCTGACACAAATCCAGAGTACACTCAATCTTTGTTGATTATGTGGTTGCTCTGGCTTGATCAAAACATGTCTGAAAGAGGCATGACTGAAAATCAAATTGAAAATTGTGCTGTCAGTATTATGCAAAGACACAAATCTTTGAAGCTTTCTGATTTGAGTTTTGTGTTTGACAAAATAATTCATGGAGAAATTGAGCTGTATGGAAGTCTGGGAATCAATAANATCATTAAAATTTTAGATGTTCACTTCAATGAAAGGTGTGAATATTCTGCACAAAAAAGTGAAAGCAAACACATGGAGTTTAATCAGGGGATCAGGGATTTTGGTGATAAAAGATCATCAGTTTCTAATTCAGAAATGAGCAAAAAAATGCAGCATGCTGTTTCTCATCAAAACATCCAAGAGGCAAAAAATAAACTAAATACAAAGAAATAAATTATCTCCCATGACTAAGGAGATTCTTACAAGAGAGGTCAAAAAAATAATTAATAAATAAACAGATTAAACATGAGCAATAATCAAATAATATATGAGGGCAAAATTCTGCACATCAGTGATGTGATAATGACNAATCCACAATATCCATTNAGAAGGATCATTCTTGAATGGGGTGATCAATACAAAACTCAAAGGGAAATTCTTTTTCAAAAAGAAGAAATCATGAACAACCTCAATCAATTNAAAACTGGTGAGATGGTCAGGTGTGAAATGAATATTGGTGGGAATCAATTCACTGACAAAAAAACAAATCTTCCAAGAGCTTTCAACAAGGATGTGTGCTGGAAAATTTATCACCAAACTTCTTCTCCTGCAATGGTTGAGCCACAAACAAGTTCAGATTCTGCTCCCTTTTAAAACAGGGAGTACTTTGAACTATCCTATGTTAATTAAAAAACAAAATACTATGAATACTTTTTATTTAAAGACTAAAGAATATAATAATTTCCAATTTTATAATGACAACAGAACTGTCTCTGAGCATCATGTGGAAAAGCTTGTGAATAGCTTCATAAATGATGGACAGCTAGTGCCAATTATTTGCTATAAATTACAAAATGGAAAGCTCATTATTGTTGATGGACAACACAGATTTCATGCAGCAAAATTTCTTGGGAGACCTGTCAAATATCAGGTTGATAATTCACTCAACAGTGAATCAGTCACAGTGATGAACACAATCCATAAAAAATTCACAATTCAAGATTGGATCAAAAGACATGCATCACATAAAAAAGAAGATTATATCAAATTATTAAATGTAATTGATGACTATAAAGGAAATTTTAGCATCACCCCAATCATTGATGTTTTTTGCCTTAATTATAAGGTTGAAGGTACTAATGCAATTGCACAAATAAAATTAGGAACCTATAAAATTGATACAATAAAAGGTCACAAAATAATTTCAACAGCATTGAGATGTTTTGAACAAACAGGAAACAAAGATTTTTTGAGAGCAATTGCAGTGAAGGCATTCAGAAAATGTATTAAAGACCATCCTAATTTTGAAGTCCAAAGATTTCTGCATAAAATAAAAAACAAAA